TATTGCTAAACAGAATAAGGTTTTCTTGAAAGCCTACCGCCGCATCTAGGTTAGTAACATTACTCGAAGCAACGCCAACGTCAATAGGACCAGAGTCTAGTAGGGTTGTTACAGTAGTTCTAAAGAAGTTACCATACTGCCCTGCTTCACTTAAAATCACGTTGTCATTAGACAGCAACCCAAGACGGTTCTTATAGAAAAACAAGTTACTTATATATCTAGGAGAAAGGTCTGTCCCTACAAATGAAGGGTTTGGGTTTGACGTTATGTCTCCGGCTTTTCTGGTATCCCATACTTCACCAACTGAAGTCCCCGCCTGTAGCCGAAAATAATTTCTGTTTTCAGAGATTAGACGATGCGGCATGCGCTTAGAGTCTAATGAAATTGTTTCTCCGGGCTTAACGGTTTCAACCCATCCTCCGCGTCCCAGTGTCCCTTGAGCAAGCCCCTCATTGGTTTCAAACTTCAAGTAGTAATCGTCTTCGCTAAGTTCTGCGTCTCCTCGGACTTTAATCTCAAACCCTTCAGGTGCTACAACAGGAAGATCAGTAATGTCATCTACAACTTTGTAGACAACACCAAGACCTTTGTCTGCAAAGCCGTCCTTTGTTTTAATGTTAAAAGGATCTGAAGAGGTCTTAACTAGTTTAATTGTAGATCCTTCGACTGTGGTTGTAATGTTTGTTACACCATTTAACTCACTTCCAAGAGAAGTAGCTATTACTCCAGAATCAACAGGCAGATCGGCTGAATCTGCTGGATTTCCGTCAGCACTATCTGTAGTAGTTACGCTTCTAGTTTCATCAGTTGCGTGATTACCTAAAACAGACACCTCATACTTCTTGTCATAACCCGCTTGCTTAACAAAAATCAACGCTTCGTCTTCGTTAAGAGCAGGCGAAGTATTATCAGGGTCCATCTGCACGTTCACTGCTTTATTAACAATAAACGTAGTGTCCCCTACAGTAAGCGCCCGTAGGTCCCTTCTGGGATTTGAGCTAACTAAATATCCAGCACCATATCCAGGTATTGTGTTTAAGTAGCTGGATAAAGTTAAGCTGGTCTTCAGCCCATCGTTTAGGCTGACATTACCAGAGCCATCCAAGTTATAGACAAACAACTTAGTGCTGGTAATAATAAGAATATATTTCTCTGATTCACTCCTGTTAATTGAGTGAACAAAAGCGTTCTCTCCAATCTCAGCGTCAGCGTGTCTAAGAAGATTTGTGTTGGGCCTTTTGCGGAGCCCGTCTGTTACAGAGGAAAGAGCGTTAATCTGCTCCTGACACTGACCATCATATTTAAGTGTGTCAGGTTGCTGGCTAACCCCTTGAATAAGGTTAGGAACAGATGTGTTAATCAGAGGCATATCTAAAATTAGATGTCGTAGTTGCGATTAATACCAATGCCTGTGTAGACATCGTAGTTGTCAAATATCGTCCTGTCGCTACCTCTAGAGTCAACCTCTTCAAGCTGCGACTTGGCAATAAATTCGTCTCTGGCAATCAGAGCCTCAAGTTCTCTTGAGCCCACCATGCGTGACTGAAAGATCCTGGAAGCCCGCAAGACAACATACCTGCGTGCGTGTTCGTGCAGTTCATCCCAGTCTAGTAGGAACGTAATAGTTACATCCAAAGATCCTGAAAACTCACTAGTATTGTTTTCGCGGTCATAAAGCTTCAACCCGCGTTGCACAACGTCCTTTGAGGTGTCTGTTGTGTCTACGTGGAGCGTGTTTTCTGGAAGCTCAATTGTCTTATCCGCTAAGGGAGTAAGAGTGTATTTGTTGGTAGTATTGAAATGCCACCCCATGGTCTGCACCTCTCGATTGACTTCGTCTAGCACAGACAAAGCGGTGGAAGCTGAAATTGGGAGGTTAACGGTAGAGGCTACACTGTTCACAGGAGCTTCTCCAATGTGTCCCAGCATCGCATTTACTGCTTCCAGTTTAGTAGTGAGAGTTGCCATAGAATAAATGAGAAGAAAAAGAAGCCCCCACAGGGATTGAACCTATGGGGGCCTCTAAGTTTAGTTAGCTGATTGATTAGGAGGTGTAGACCTCGACAGCGGACTCAGGACGAAGCACACCGTGACCCATTGCATACTTGGCTGCAAACAGGGTAGCTTGGCGCTCGATCTGGTATTCGCTTTCGGTAGCAAGATCAAGAAGCTTGACGGTTCCGACAGCAGAGCCGTGTCCAGCAATGAAGCCGGTTCCCTTGGTAGCCGTAGACAGCGTGCTAAAGTCTCCGTTGTAGCCGTGAGGGGCTCCAGATGCGTCATCTGGCTGATCAAACGGATCGTTGTTCACGCCGGGAGCAGCAGCAGCGCTTTGATCTCCAAGAGCGTCAACATCACTGATGTGGTTACTCTTGTATACACGAATGCCAGCAACTTCCATTACGACACCCTTAGCAACATCAGCGCTACCGCTGGAAGTGTCCTTGTTAATTGCTACGTTGTCGCCAGTAAGCAGCTTGTAATACTGTTGAGGAGCCATTACAGCAAAACGCCCATCAGATGGAACGTCTTTCCCGTCAAGCGTCTCGGCGACAGCATACAGAGCGTCTACCATAGCCTGAGCTGTAGTAAGACTATCCCCGTCAATACGGCTTCCCGCTCCTCCTGGAACTTCAGCGGTTTGCCGAGCAGCAGCGATGAACGTCTTAATGATGTTCAGGTCGCACTCCTTAGCAAGCGCCTTACCAAGCTCGGCAGAATAAATGGAGCGCAGATCGTAGTGGTTACGCAGCTCATCAATCTCCGCAATAAGCGTGGAGGAAACAAGAAGGTTATCAATGTAGATTTGCTTCTCGTTGTGGTCGATTTGTGACAAGTAGTCTCCAGTAATAAGAGAATCACCGGGAGTGTGATACCCAGCCGATGCGGTCCCCGTTACTGGGAAGCTTGCCGATTTACCTGAACTGATGGAACGCACCGTAGTCAGGTCTTTCATAATATTGTTCTCGTTGAACGCGGTCAGGATCTCACCTGCAAACACCTTCAAGAACAACGCATTGTCCGAATTAGCAGCAGTGCCTCTAGTGGTGGCAGCGCCTGCTACACCCGGAATGGATGGAATAGTAGCCATAATATATTAGCCTTTCGATTTGGTTTAGTTGTTGTTGGTTTGGTTGGTGTCCTTGGGCTTTATCTTGTTCGTCCTGTGTTATCCACCTCAGTGGGCATAGGTCTACTAGCGATTAAGCTTTATTAGACAAAAGTATTTATTCGTTTTCCAGATCGTTCACGTAGTCCAGTATCTCTCCTATAGTTACGCGTTCACTCTCTGAAAAAGCGTGGGCTTGGAGCTTCTCTATGAACTCTGGGAGCCTTGTCGGCTTTACTGTCGCCGCGCACCCACTCATCAATAAGCTCAGAAGAACGCTTGTGGCGCTCAATTTTAGTCTTCTTAACATAAGCCTCTTGGATCTCAAAAAAGAGATCAGCAAGTTTAGGAAACGTAAGGAGTAGCTTAACTATTGAAGCTATCAACTTTACGCTCCCGGCTTGTCTTTCGCCTTGCCGACGTTGAGCGCCAGCCAGTCCACAATCTTATACGCCTTCCCCACCCACGTGTCATCTTTTGGGGTAGGAGTAATAGCAGCAATAAGGGAAGCAAGAGCCACCACAGAGCTAACAATAGCAATAAGTTCATCCTTGTTTTCTACAAGGTAAGTAACAATGTTCATGGGTATTATAGGATAGAAGACACAGAGAGGCGTTTCTCAACCTCTTCACGGTAAGCGGGAACCTCTGAGTAGCGCCGATCACTCATTGCTCTCTGAAGTTCTTTAGTAGATGAAAAGGGCTTCACAGCATTTCCGCTAGTGGTCCCCTGTTTAAGAGACGGTGAATTACTTTCGAAGCTATAACGAGCATGTAGTCCTTTAATGGCCATGCTCCTCTGCTCTGGAGTTCCTGTTGAAACCGTAGAATTAAAGACATCAATCTCACCTTCACTTAGCGACTCAGAAGCCCAGGAAAGCATGTTGTCGAACTCTTCTTGTCCACCTACAGAGTTGTGAAGCTCAGTGATACTGACCGTTCGCAAAGCCTCTTGTCCTTGTATGTATTCCTCTACATAAGATTGAGGGAGCCCAATGTTCTCAAGAGCTTCGTAAGTGCCCTCACTTAGTTTACCGGTCTGCTCATACTCCAAAGTAGCGTTAGTAATAACTTCTTGCTGTGCGCCTTCAACAGTATTGGTGTCTTTATCTTCCTCAGTGCTTTCTTCGGCTGAAGACAGCTTCTTCTGCAATTCAGCGTAAGCTTTTGCCAAGTCCTCTGGAGACTTGAACTTTTCGTCAAGCCACTCAGGACGATCCTCAGCAACTGGGGAATCCTCTTCTTGTAGCTCCTCAACAGACGAGCCCGTAGCCTCCGCTTCTTGCATCTCAGCTTGTTGTTCAAGCGTAATGTTCTCTGTTTCCGTGGGCTCGTTAATCACCACTCGTTCTAGTTCTCCCATGTCTTTTATTGTTCCTCAGTTGGTTGGTTTCTCTGTTGTTCGAGAGTGTTATCAGAGACTGCTTTAATAGCGGCAGGTCCCATTTTAGCAAGCATCTGCTCTTGCTGGGCTTGTTGTGCCATCTCCATTTCCATCTGGAGCTGTTCAGGTGACTTAATCAAAGCAGCGGTCTTGATGCCCAGAGATGTGGCCCTTCTCTTGAAGTATTCACCCACGTTTACATACTGGGCTACTGCTTCAGGCCCGACAACTTGAGCGGCTCCTGCAAGAAATAGATCGAGCTTCTGTAGGTCGTTACCCCTACCAAGTGCTTCTACACCAGTAATAATCACAGGAGTAGCAATGTCCTTGGGTAGCTTGGGTAGCTTCTTCTTCTTTGTAAGGGTGGACAGCAGTCTGTTCACAAGAGGAAGCTGAAGCTCCGTAGAAAGAAGCGAGTAAAGACCACCAAGGGAACTCTCAAGCTCCATACTAAGCATTCTTATTTCTTCCGCTGTGACTCGCTCTGCGTTCCTTACAACCCCACTAGTCAGAAGGAAATTATGTCCAAGGCGATCCTTGATGGCAGCAATTGTTTCCTGTGCCACCCTGAAATCGTTGAACTTATTCAGTTGGAGAACAGAGACATCAGCAGCATTACCTTGAGTAATGGTCCCGTTAGGACTTTCTGCTAATGTCCTGGCTCTGGTCGTTCCATTTGGATTAACCAGAAAAAGAACCTTTGCGGCAGCAGCCGAGCCCTCAACAATCGCTCTTGTAAGGCTTTCAAGAGATTGGAGGTCCCCGAGGTATTCCTCAACGTAGCCTCTGCCGTAGTCTTCCCCGTCCACTCTACTGAACCGCAAAGGTATAAATGGGCTTTGATCTAGTGGATACGTTCCAGCAGAATCTTGAATAGGGTTTCCATTGATGTCTTGGAACACCCTCCATTTATTCCCGTCGCGACACACAGCAGTATAGAGGTCTACCTCTGCCATAGAGTCGTCGGGGTTTACATCCACCAGAGACTGCATGTTCTCATCAAGAGCCGCGTAGCTCATGCTCTCTTTGGTGGCTATATAAATAACATTACCCATTGAGTCCCTCTCAACCACATAGCGATCAAGGTGGAACACGCGCATGCCTCCTTTATCTGGGAGATACACAAGGGCGTTGCCAGTAACAATAAGGTGTTTAAGCGCTTCGTGTAGCCCAGTGCGGTATGTCTCCCTGCTGATCTCGTCCATTGTAGCCTCTTCAACTTTTTGAAGGGCCTGCTCAACTTGACTAATAACTTCTGGAGGTGCGCCTTCCTGCTGGAGCCCGTAGGTATCTACGTTGAGCCTGAAGAAAGGGGCGTTGGGAGGGAGGAGTGCTAACAGAAGTTTAGAGGCGAGGTTATTTACTCCCCTTGCCCCAACGCCTTGAAAGGGTGTGTCTAACCTAGATGAAGGCCCAAAGCCCTCATCGGGCATAATGTATGGGATAGTAAGCTTAGAAGCCTGTCGGGCTCTGTCTAGATATTGAACCCGCCTTCCCTCAAGGGAGCTATATAGGCTCTTTGCTGTTCCGTTATACATTTATTAAGGGGTGTCAGTTTGCTCAGTCCAGCTAGGACCAGAAAGGATTTCAAGAATCTCTGAGTGGGTGTAGGTGCTCGCAGATGCCAAGACTTCTGGGGTTTCGCCCTCCCACTTCAAGAGCGCCTGTGTGCCATCAACGGAAAGGCGAAGGGTGTCCTTGGAACTTTGCA